ATGTTTACAAAAGGACAAAAAAGTGCTGCAGAATCTATTTATCAAAAAGAAATAAAAAAATTTTTAAAACCTAAAGATGGTTTAACTCATCTAGTTATGGTAAATAGTTTTAGTAAATGGATTAATCAAAATTTTGGCTGTGAGGACAAATACACTACGCAAATTGATGAAATAATATCTTCTATGCAGTTAGATGGTTATGAAATTGTTGATATAAAAATTGATTCACTACAAAATCAAGGTCTGTCAGGATCTATGGAAGGTTTCCATACAGTAATATTATACAAGTAAGGATTGGCTATCTGTAGTGAGACTTAAAAATTAGACAGAATACCGACCAGAGAAACTTGGTCGGTATTTTTATATAATAAACCGTTCAAGATAATGTTGGTGACTATTGATTCTAGTACTATAAGCAAAACTTTATAAAAAGACTTGCTTACATTAAGGTAAACAAGTCTTCCTAAAGCAAAATATTAAGCTATTATTAACTGTTAACTATTATTTTTAATTTATAAACCGTATAAGATTGAAGTTCACAGTGTTTTAGTATTTTAACAAGAAATAAAACACAGGTACAAGCTACTCACTAAAACACAAATAAACATTGATGCAAAGCTATTTATATTTTGTTCAACTACAAATGTTCCACAAATTTTCACACCATTATGGTATTCAAACGGTAGTCAAATATTACAGTTGTGTAAAATGATAGACAACACGAACATACATTCGGTATAATTATATTACTAGGAGGCCGATATCATGAAACCTAATTATGTAGGAGTAGTTGAAAAAATTAGAATGTTAAGTATGTACCCAAAAATGCTAGTTCGATTCTCATTAGTAACACAGGACGAAACTATAAACTGTATCGTCTCTAAACACGAACTAGCAAATATGTTACTAATGCTACCCGAAAAATCTGAACTAGCTGTCTATGGTCATTTGAATAAACAAAATCAACTTGTCATTGATAAAATGCTTGTAAGGAAATCTTTAATCAGTGCATAAAAAATAAGCCTCACTCTTATCTAGGAGCGAGGCTTTCGTTATGGACCATACAGGACTCGAACCTGTGACCGAACGGTTATGAGCCGTTTGCTCTAACCAACTGAGCTAATGGTCCTGAAAGAATCCTAATTTACTTTAAGACTCTTTGTGTATTTCCGAAAAATTTTCTGGAAGCTCTAATGATGATCCTAGCCCTTCTTTGGTTATGAACGTCAGTACTCTATTTAATTCTGGAACAATATCTTTTAATAAATCTGTTGAATTATCTATATCTACTAATGTCAGATTAGGATCATTATTATCAGTTTCATAAATACCATAAAAATTTAGTTGCATAAAAGAATCTTCACTTTTATCTTTATATAGCTCAACATGAGCATCTAATTTTAATAATTTTGATTCTTCTTTGTTTACCTCTAATTTAAATTGTCCATTTACTGATATACTCTCTTCGATTTCGGCCAAGCCAAACTGAAGAGATTCGATTCCACTATTGATTCGTTTGAATTTGATTTTTCCCATTTCAATTCTCCTTTAATGCGATTTTCAGTTTCAAACTCCATTACGTTAGCAATTCTAATAATATTATTTCTTAGATCTAACTGACAACCGTATACTTTTTGAGCTATTTGTTGATGTTCAGAATAGCTATTTAATATTAGATCCTCCAATAATTTTTCTAGTCTATTATATACTTTTTCTTTAAGAACTTTTTTTCCCTTTATTTTTACAATACATTTGTAAAAGGCATATGGGTCATCTGCTAGTCGTATCAAAGAATCAATATAATTAGCTTGAATACTACCGTTCTCAATAGAAGATAAGTTACTATAACTAATACCCAGCAATACTGAAAAATCTCTTATAGTTAGTTCGTATTTTTCTCTAATTTCTTTTACTTTTTTAGCAGATAACAAATTGTGTCTTTCTCTGTAAATATTATAGTCTTTTTCTAAATTTTGATCTGGGTTAGAAAATGGTTCAAATAATTCATCATCTGATATTCTTTTATAATATTCATGTTTGACTTTAAATGTATCGTTTTTAATTGTAACGTCTTCTTCTAAAAAAATTACTTCGTATCTTTCATTTTGATTAGTTTCATATGAAAACTTTTCTATAATTTTAGACATACTAAATCACCTCTCCCTTATAGTCTAATGGAAAGCAATCAATTTCTTGTTCTCTAGGATGAAAAGACATATATGCTGCAACAAAATTATTCTCTTGTGCTATCAATTCCAACTTCACATACACTTTTATTTCATCCCAAACTAAGCCGAATTCTGTCACAGTTCTATTCGAGGCTCTGTGATGCTCTGAGGGTCCTCTAAAATAATGCTTTTCTTCTATATTTTCTATGATAAAGTTATGCATTGCAGCAACAGTTATACCATATGCCCTTAAGAATCTAGTTGTTTTTGCATTAACTTCAGAAAAACTTACATGTCCATCAGAAACACATTCTTTGAAAGTTGTGAGAAAAAGGTTGACTTTAGTAAATAATTCTTCACTCGACATTTCCACACCTACTATTCACAAACTTGTTACTCTTGAATAACATAATATCACAATGGGTAAGTATCTGGCAAGAATATTTAAATTCATGTTACAAATCTTTAATTTCATAATTACAAAAAAGAGCCACCTTGGGGAAGGCGACTAAAAAAACAAAATCACCCACAATCTGTCGTATGACGGTGAGTGATTTTGTCATTAATTGAGATTCTATAGTGAATGTCATCACTAAAGAAAGTATACTATACAGATTTTTTTATGTAAAACAAAAACCGTCCCTTGGCAAGGACGGTTTAAGTGAATGACTCCTTTATTGTATGTCTAATATACAATTATTTTTACTTTCAGGCAAGAATTTTTTCAATAGTTTAAGGTTTGCCCTGGATAAATCAAGTTAGGGTTAACTAACCCGTTTCGTTGTGCTAAAGCTTGATAAGTCGTACCAAGTTTAGCTGCAATGCTAGATAAATTATCACCGTATTGGACTGTATAAACGTTGCTTACTACTGATCCATTGACTTTCAAAACTTGTCCAGGGTAAATAAGATTTGGATTGGCCAATCCATTTAACGAAGCTAAGGTTTGATAGTCTGTTCCGTATTGATAAGCAATACTTGATAATGTTTCGCCGTATTGTACCACATGGGTTGCTTCTGGTTGCTTGTCAGGAACAGTTGTTGAATCTGGCAATAATTCAATATCGCCTTTGCTAATCCATGACAAGATACCTTCAAGCAATACTCTGCTTCCAGTTACTTCTTGTACTTTATAGCTGTTTCCTTTTACCCATTGCGGAATAGCTTCACCAGTTGCCCAAGCATCGACATTAAATTTCACTTTGACGGTATCACCAACTTTAACATCAGAATTCGGTGTTTTTTCGATTTCTTCACCTGCATCTATTGCTGGCGTGTCCGTTTCTGGTTTATTGGTTTCTGTATAACCACTATCCGTAATTCCTGTTAAATCTACGTTACCATCTAAACCACCTGCAATATAAGCGGATGTGAATTGCCAAATGCCAATACCATTCATGCTTGGGAAATAAGCATACAATGGATATGGTGACACACCATCGATAGGATACGCAGCAATCCATAAAGAATTAGGAAACTCTTTGATGATTTGTTGATAGTTTACATGATTTAGTGTAAATGGCTTATAGCTGTAATACATTGGAGTATAGCCAGCCTGTTTGATTCTGCGCATACCGTACAAAATTGTCTCTGTATTTGCTGCTTTTTCGGCATCTGAACTTACATATCCTCCATATCCATCTGGAACACTAGCCAACGCTCCATGTTCAAAATCTAATGCAACGATGGAATTTTTAGGCGTTTGAATACGTGGCAAAAAGTAATCCATTGTTGTTTTCGCAATGTCCATGTTTCCCCAAGTGTCATACCAAATATAGGTATGCGCACGTTTACCTTGAGCAATAGCACTTGCTACTTGCGTTTTATATGTGTATTGTTCATAAATACCGCTAGCATTGTAGCCACCAATCTGGGCAATAGCGAATTTATCATGCGCATAGCCAAAACGACCTTGTTCACCTTGATAAATCGCCCAGTCAACGCCTTGGTCACCTTTTGCGGCAAATACAGCAGTAGGCATAAAAAACAGAGCGACAAGCGCTCCTGCTAAAATTTTCTTTTTCATTTTTATTTCTCCTTGTCTTTTAAGTTATATGCTGACACGCCTGTTACAACTCCTAAAAATGCTGATACAGCGTTAATAGTCAACACTGCCGTATCTGTTTGTTGCCACCCATAAGCTTTACCTAACGTTGCTACTAAAACAGATCCCGCAGGAAGCACCGTAAGTACTCCCCATTTGATAATTTTGTAATACTTGTCTGGTAGTATCATCCTTACACACCTCCTAAATATTTTGTAAATAAATAGACAACTACTGACACTCCTATGCCAGCAATTGTCCGCCAAGTCCATTTTTGATTTTCTTTTATTTCTTTGATGTCTTCTACATTATTTTTAGCAATAGAAAAAGCATGATCAGCCTTTTCTTTAGCATCTTCTGTTTTTTCCCTTAGCAATTCGTAGTTATCAAGTTTTGTTTCAATACGTACAAGGCGCTCGACCATATCCTGAACAAGTTCATCTTTCACATAAGTTTCCTTCTTCCTATTTTTCAGCACTTTGCAATTCTTTAATGACTAACGATCTAATTTGTGTCCTAAAAATATTTTTACCCTCTCGGACACTTAGCTCAAAATTGAGAACATCACCTTCGTTAACCGCCATTGTTTTTTGTCCAAACACACCGTTGTGCAAGTTTAAAGTTTGGCCTGAAGGCGTACCAATATTTGCAAAATCGTAGGTTGTAGTGCCTTTTCTCAAACGGCAATAAGCATAGTCTGTGCTTCCTGCCCCATGAAACTTCACCACCCCTGAAAAATTCAAGACTGTATCTCTCAACACTGTAATCGTTGTTCGATCTGCACTGATAGTGAAAGGCAAATCAGAAAGCGACTGGCTATTAGCTTTAGCAAAAATCGGACCTAGTCTATATCTGTAACCTTCTGTGGCATTTGAACCTTCTTCTCCTTCTGATAGATAAATTTCAGATGGTTTAGGAGTGTTTATGAAAGCTTCTATTTCTGTAAAATTAGTGTTTAAATCATCTTGTGCATTTAGTTGACCACGTTCAAAATTTGTTTTCATCTAATTCGACTCCTTAATTTTAATTTGTACGCTCTTATTTCCTTCATTTAATAAATATACAAACGGACTAACTTCACTGATTTTAGGAGCTGACATTTTCCAATCGGTAGGCACTTTCACCGTAATAGCGTTTTTTGTTGGATAACCGATTTTATTCGGTATAGTTTCTGGAATGTCGCCTAACCAGTTCTCCTCTCCTAACGGTGTAATACCAAAACCATTTATTAAAGCCAGCACTTCAACAATTGGGTAATCAAAAGGCAAATCATTTTTTGCGAATAGCAGTTGATCTGGTGTTAAACTTGTGATTTGTTTCTGTAGATTTAAAGCTACATCGCCCTCCATCGATTGAGAGATACTCTCTAAAAACGCCTGCCAATCTGCTTGTGCTTGTTGTATATATTCGTTTCCTTTGGTAAGGATTGCTTGCATATCTGCTTCAAATTTTACTTTTTCATCTTCTGTGTATTGGTTCATCTTATCAATAATCGCTTTTAATAGAGCTGTGTATTGATCTTCTAACCCTGAAACATTGACTTTTTGAAACGGCGATGAATAACCACACACTTTTTCGTCTGCCCGTTTATCTGTGATTAAATCACCTGTAATACTAGAAACATTTCGGGGCACTCTTATTGTGGCTAACTGTAGCTCATAGACATCCGATGTACGGGTTACTGTCGTATCGTTCTTTTTAACAGCTAAAAACACATCACGTACACTTTTATCCATTCGGACCACAATACTGTCTGTTCTGTCTTGCGTGCTACTTGCTACGTCAATACTTAAAGCTTTCGCACTACTATTTAAGAAAACTTTGCCAGTAAATGAATAACCTGAATCGACTTGTACTTTCATCCCGCCATTAGGACTGGCGGTAACTTTCAGTGCATTAGCTGTTGTCAGCGAAACACCATAAGAAAAAAGCCCTTCAAAAAATCTTGAGAAGTCGCTGTCATCATACATTCTATCGCCATCAATAGATAGCCACGGAAAACTCCATTCCATTTATTTCCTCCTCCTACTACCTACCTAAAACATCAAAAATGGTAGGTGTTTCTTTACCGAAAATCGGTTCAATAAAAAGCCCTTTAGAATCGTAGGTCTTTTTAATGGTTGTTATCGTTGATGTTTTTTTCAAGTTGTATAGATTTGATTTGATAGTAATCGTGTCACCTAATTGATAATCTTCACCTAATTTAAACAGTTTCGAGCTTGTGGGCACCTCACCACTTAACGTCAAAATTCGTTTACGTTCTGAGAGTTTGTTATTCCCTCTATTTTTTAGGGCTTCGATATATTGCGAATCAGTCAAAGTAACTTCATCTGTAGACTTTTGTAAGTCGCGTGCATCAACGTATAGCTCTTTTCGCAACAAGCCTACTTTCTCATTGCCAACCACTACGCTTTTACGTTCTGAGCCTTCACCTTCACCGAAGACAATAGCTGTTGAAGATTCATCAAAGTTATTGTTCTGATACCCCGCTTTTGTTAGATTTTCGTATTCGTCTGAAAACTCAATCGTTCTCGAAACATCTCGACCTTTAAAAATAGATAACGTATTACCAGGCACGCCTAATTTAGTAGCTGTCTCTCTTATCCCAAAATCGTAAGATGTGCAAAGGGTTTCCACTTCTTCAGCTACGACACCATAACTATTCTGATACTGGATAGACTTATTCCCTAAATTAGCTTGGGTATCCAATTTTAAATATTGAATTTTTCTTTTTACATCCGAAGGGTTTACTACTTCATTATTAAGGTGTTCCCAAACAATTTGCTCTGGCGGTGCCGTTTTATTATAAATTCGATAAACAATACGATCTAAGGATTTTCCGAGGAGTGATTTTCCCGACACTTTTATTTGTGCTGTTGCCTGATCGTCTACGACTACGGCATCGACATAGAAATAGAGACCTTCCATATAAATAACGGTGTCTGGAACAAACATTTGTATATTTTCTGGTGTCAAACCAACAAACAGCTCAAACGTTGAATAGGTATAGTAATTTAATTTAACAGTTAAACTTTTAAACCCATCAAATACTTTTTCAGAAATAAATTTCCATTGATTATCTCGGTCCTGAGTAAAAATTTCTAACTCCATTACACACCACCCACCAACGGCTGGAAGTCAAGTTGTACAATCACATTCCCAATACCTGTTGTGGCTTTCACCTGAAAATAGTTATCCCCTTTTTCAAGCTGCAGAAAAGTGGAATTAGGGTCTCGCAATGGCATAGCATTTGTTTCTATACCGTTCGGGTCTGTCATTATTGCTTCTTTCTGCCCGCGAGTGGTTACCAGTTTAAACTTAGTACCTGCTTCAAATGAACCTTTAAATCGGAAAAATTCCTGAGTAATTACGTTATACACTTCTGGATCGGTAGCTTCTGCACCTAAAGAAAAATAGAACGTACCTCCCACTGACACATCACCATCATTGGTGACAGGAACAATCTCACCACTTTTAAGTGTAGCAAACTCATACCCTTTCGTTATTTCTAGCGGCCACATATGTTTTTTTGTGGCAACGGCTAGGGGAATTAACGTATTATATTTACTCATATCAGACCAGTACGGATCTAAAGCTAGAAAGGTACACGTAAAAGCCTGTGTAATATTCTTAGCAGGATCTGGCAGGTCAGGAGCTTTTACTACTAACACATCAATTTGAAACTCATGATCAAATGCTCTGTAAATCAACGTACCTGCTGTTTTGGGATTTAATGTTTTTATCATTTCATGCTGTAAATTGAATAGGTCCTCTGTTCCTTTAGCAATTATCTCACCTTTTATCGTTAAATCGCGTTTGTCTAAGCGTTCCGAAACTTTAATAACTCCATCTAGGCCATATTGCTCTTCTGTGATGATTTTATTTTCAACAGCTCCAAAACCCGTCTTACTTTTAACGGTAAAAGGTGGTTGAATACCGAAACTGATTAAAGAATCTTCTGAGTTCTTATAAATGAGTTCGTACATTCAACCTACCTCCTTATTTTCTCAGTGTTGCAAGGTCCTGCAACTTGTATTTTGTTTCTCTTGCAATTTCTCGAGGCGTTAATGGTTCAGGGCTCGTAATGTATTGTGTAACATTGATATCCCCGTCTTTTTGTTCAGCCATCACACCTCTTACAGCAGTTTCGACATATCCCAAAAGTGTATCAATAGGCGCGACAGCCTCAGCCCCTGCTTCTCCACCTATCATTGCATTGTTTCCATTCATGCCAAATAGGGTAGGTTGGGTCATGATACCACCATCTTTGTACCACTCTATGCCCAAGCTTGGTATTTTACCTTTCAGTAAGTCACCCGCAGACCAACCCGCCGGACTGATAGAAAAGTGTGGTAGAGGAATTTTCGGCCAACTAATATTAAAGTTAAAGAACCCTTTAATCGCATCGACTACACCTTTTACGAGATTCTTAGCCGCGTTCATGGGTCCATCAATAGCATTTTTCACGCCGTTAAAGATGTTTGAAACAGTCCCCGTAATGCCACCCCATACATTAGATATGGTGTTTTTAACAGCATTAACAACATTGGTTATTACTGATTTGACCCCTTCCCAAATGGAAGAAACCGCATTTTTCATACCATTAAATAGATTTTTAACGGTGTTCACCATAGCACTTAATATGTTAGAAACGGTTGATTTAATACTATTCCAAACAGTAGATGCTGTATTTCTAATTGCATTAAAAATGTTCGTAATTGAATTTTTTAATGAATTAAAGATATTTGTTACTGTATTTTTAACCGCGGTAACGATGTTAGAGATAGTCGTTTTAATACTATTCCATACACTAGAAGCCGTGTTTCTAATGGCATTGAAAATGTTCGTTATCGTGTTTTTCATAGTATTAAATATCGGTGTAACAAAATTTAGAATTGCTTGTGCAACATTAATTATAGTTGTTTTAATGGCATTCCAAACGTTTGTTGCTGTGTTTTTAATTGCGTTAAAGACATTAGTAATCGTCGTTTTAATGGCATTAAATATAGGAGTGACAAAGTTTTTAATTGCCGTAGCAACTGAAGTTATTGTATTTTTAATTCCGTCCCAAATGCTCTTTACAAAGTTCGCTATGGTATACCATAGTTGCTCAAAGAAATTTTTGAAAGCATCAAAAATACCTTTTATCACTTCGATAAAACCGTTAATAATCCCCATGACGGTATCACCTATTTTTTCCCATACACCGGTAGCAATTGCTTTTATGAGATCCCATAGATATTGGAAATACGCTTTAAAGCCATCAAAAATACCTTTCCAGATATTAATTGTATTAACAATTATCGCACCTACGACAGCGTAAATTACATTCCACACTGTTTGAAGAAAATTCTTAATACCGTTAAAAACATTTTCCACTGTTTTTTTAAAGCCATCAAATGTTTTCTTGCCAGCATCCGTGAATTTCTTCCAAATTTCTGAGACTTTAGCGGTAATATCATTCCACGTTTTTACTAAGCTATCTTTTAACCCACTAGCTGTTTTAACAATTGAATCCCAAGTTTGTTTAACAAAGTCGGCTACACTTTTAAATACCTTCAATGCGGTTTCTTTGACTGCATTCCACGCATCAATAACCACTTTTCTAAATTTATCATTTGTTTTCCATAAATAAATGACTGCTGCAACCAAAGCAACAACTGCAGATATTATTAAAACAAACGGGTTAGCATTTAGAGCTGCGTTATATATTCTTTGCGCTACCGCTGCTGCTTTGACAGCCGCTACATTTAGTTTAAAAGCTAAAGTAGAAGAACCTTGGGCTTTGCCTAATGCTATCGTTGCCGCGTCTAAGCCTTTTGTTGCTAACTTAGAAGCAAACATTACGGTATTATATGCTTCTTGGGCTATTTTAATGCCTTTCATAATACCTTTATACGTTATGAATGCCGCTCCTACTCCTACTACTACAGATTTGAGTGAATTGAATAATGTCTTGTTTTTAGATATGGTGTTTGTAAATTTATCAAATGCAGGAATGACCTCATTTACGATAACTTCGCTCACGGCTCCTGATATGTCCCAAAGCACTTCGACGATTTTTTCAATTGCTGGTAACACGACTGTATTTATCGTTTTAAAGGCAGATTTAAAAATCTCAATCGCTTTAGGCACTACCGCAGTGAAAATATCAGCAAAAGTAATCGACCACGTGCTAAATACTCCTGCTAATTTCGTAAATATCATAGATACTTGACTGCCGGTATCTTCAAAAATCCCTTTTATTTCAGGCATTTCTTTTTGCACAACCTGAGCCACATTTTTTATGGCGTCGCTAATCCATTTGAAAGCCCATTGAAGATTCATCACAAAACCAGAATTTTGAATACTATTGAACGCGTCCATAGCTGATTTTTGGAATCCTCCAAAATCTGGTATAACTGCAGCTACCTTGTCACCTAAACCGCTCAAGCCTTTCGTAATGCTTTGAATAATCGATACGACCGTTCCCAAAATAGGCGTGCCTATTTTCGCTAGAAAGTCTTGCCACGCTTGTTTTAAGTTACCCATAACGTTTTCATATCCATCGGCTTCACGAGCTGCCTGTCCTACGGCCCCTGCTTGTTTAAGCATGTTATTGGCATAGTCTAAACGAGTAGCTTGTTTTGTCGCTTCATCTAGGTTTTGCCAATCTTTTGTAGAACCTACTACCCCCTGGGAAATAGCAAACTGGGCCATCTGCGTATCATTGGCAAAAATACCTATCGCCTCGCCTGCCTCATAATTCCCTTTCAAGAATGAAGTAAGAGAGCCCGACGCGTCTTCCAACGAAACATCATAAAAAGCCGCAGCATCTGCTGCTAAGGTAGTTGCTTGCTCTGATTTCTTCATTGCGGCTTCTGTATCCAACCCTAATCCTTTAAACATAGATGTAATACGAGAAAAGGTCGGTTTTATCCGGTTAGGTAAGATGTTCATTTTTTTACCCATACCGTCGACCATTTTTTGTGCTAATGGCTCCAATTTACCGAATACCTGTGTAAACTGGGCGTTTAGTGCTTGCGCGCTTGCTGCAGCTTCTACGCCTAACTTACCAAAATTAATAATTTTCTCTACAGCAAAAGCAGCGCCAATTGCTAGCGCTGCTTTTTTAAAGAACCCCACTAACTTACTTGTCGTAGATTGCCCCTTAGATTCCGTCTCGTCCAAAGCCTTATTGGCTTCACCATTATCGACACCGATTGTACCAAAAAGCTTGAAAATTTCGCCCATTAAGACACCTCACCTTCTTTTCGAGGTTTAACAAATTGACTAGCAAAATCTAATGCTTTTTGCTGTTCTTCTTTTGTGGTAGATTTCGCTTTATTTTTACGTAAAGGTCTGTATTTTTGTTGGTCTTTAAATTCTTGTAAAGACTGCGTCATCTGGGTGTGTAACCACTGATTGTAGATTTTTTCTTCTTGTTCCACTTCTTGAACATAAGAAATAAATTCCATTAAGTCACACAAACGACAGGTACGAAGTAACGATATTGGATCTCCATACCTTTTGAACAACAAATCTTTAATTCTGTGTTCGCCGTCTTTTATTTCAATAAGCTGGCGATAGAAGAGAAAAAATCAGCTAGTTCTGGTTTCTTAAAGAAATTGACTAATAAAGTCGTATACTCCTTTAATCCAAGAGTTGAAATTTCTTGTACGGAGGCGCCTGTTAACTCTGCTAAAAGTCCGTTAATATCACTCTTAATATCTTTTAAATTAAGCATGACTTTTTGTAACAGTGTTGCGCCCATTTCGATTCCGCGTTTAGTAGCTTCTTTATCAGCTTTTTCTTTGGCTGCATCAATTTTTTTCTGTTCTGCTTTTGTTGGCTCTTTCGATTTGTGGTCCAACGGTACAACCTTTTCAGCAGATTCAATATTTTTTTCAAATAAATTGATAAACTCGTCTTTCACATCAAGCTTTCCTACGATGGCAAGTAATGTAAATAAGTCATCACCTTTTAGTTCACGCATTTCTAAAGTCATTTTGTTATTCCTCCATGTAAAAAGGACGACCTATAAGCCGTCCTTTAATTAATATTTTTTAAACAGTTGGGATTGTAACAGAAGTAGCCGCACTCCACTCAGAGCCAAAGCCGTTCTCATTCAAATAAGCTGCCTTCTCAACATCTGTTGCCCCTTGACCGGTTTCGTTAAATCCTTGAACATAAATATAAATTTTATCTCCCGGACTAGCTACTGGGACCTTAGACCCATCTAAAATCCAGCTGTTTGTTTCACTGTAACCCATCATCGTCGCTTGGCTAGGTTCTGATTGGTTAGCACCACTATAATGAATAACGTAGCTAGTAGATCCATCAGGAGCCCATGAGGCTAAAATAGACCCGTCTTCTTCTATAGTTGCCTGAACGTTTTTAGGAATTTCAGGACGTACAGGCACAGGGTTATTGGAAGTCCCAGGGTAATAAATACGGAATGGAAATTCATCTTTTAATAGCTGTTCATAAGAAGCATTAGCTGTGATTTCCTGTTCAATTACTACCTCTTTGCCATCCTCTGTTTTAATTTCAAGCCCGCTTTTCACCAATCCGTTATCTAGCGCAACGATGATAGGTTGTTTCGTTCCATTATGAATACCCACAACGGCCATACTAGGGATATAGTCCCCTTCTTCTAGATAGCGTTTAGGTTTAATAACTTTATAACCAGCAGGCGCTTCATCGGTAGTAGCATCTGTCATCGTAGCATTTAATGATCGACGTAAATTTTCTGCGGTTAATTCAATCAAGTTGGCTTTCATCGTAGCTGTAGCTGATTCAAGCACATTCAAACCTGCCACGTCCATAATATAAGCGCCGTCCACTTCTACTTTACGATAAGAAAGTTCTGTTTTAATTTCTACGCCGCCAGAAGTTGCCCCCATAGGGATTCCTGTAAATTCCTGTTTCTCTTTATCAAATTTAAAATCGGTAAATACTGTTGCAGAATCAATGACAAAATTGTCTGCGGTTGTTTTTGTGTACCCTGTTTTAGGTAGTGCCATATTCTTTTTTCCTCCAATCGACCGCTATATAAAAGCGGACATTTCTTCTTTTTAACAGCTCTTCATTTGTTGGTATTTTATTTGATCCTTGAAAACTAAAAATAAGATTTAGTTCTGGCGTTAGTACCCTTTTGTAACCCAGAGCTGTTTTTAACTTGTCTTCTAGAACAAGCAGGTTTAAAAACGAATTATTTTTGTCAAAAATATCAATATCCAAATAAAAACCATCTTGATTTCTACGAATAGGCTCGGAATCAAAATCAAAGGTGGCGTATGGATAGATAACCTCTTTTCGAGGGTTCGTTTCTAAAAATGTTTCTGGATGTATCTCTTGTAAGATTCTTACCAGCTCTTGTATAAACTCTTCCATCGCCTATCCTCCTTTAAATGTAGCTCCGTACTCTTTCCCTAGAATTTCAATGACTTTTTCTTTATTCTGACGAAAAGCGTTTCTTAAAAACTTTTGTGGTTTCTGTCCTCTTGTAAAATGCCATTCGCCATCTGGTCCTTCAAAAAACCATCCGCCTTTACGTCCTGAGCCGTTTTCAGCAAATTCTCCTGTTCCGAACTCAACATAAATGGCGTATTGTTCTGGCGAACCTACAATGCCGACCACTTTCCCACCGACAGCTTTTAGTTGGTAGTCTATACGATCTCTTAGTTGTCCAGTTTCAACTGGCGCACCAGACTTTGCAGCAGCTTTGATAATCATAAGGACTTTAGTCATCCCTCGTTCTGCTGTCTCGTCTAGTTCTTTTTTCACCTTGTCTTTGTAGCTGATAAATTTAAAATCGTTCTTCGCCACTTAACACACCTTCAAACTTCAAATAGATCTCGTTGTGATGATTTACGCCTACAGGATTATCGGAATACGTAACAGCGTAATAACGATTTTTTTGATCAACCACTCGCATATTGTCTGTTATCTCCTCCGTAAATTCTGGAATAATAAGAATATGCGTAGATTCTTCAACAAAAGCATTCTGTTGCGTTGTTTCATCCGTTCCTGTTACCAAGTCGATATATCCAGAAACTTCTTTAAACGAGCCCCAATCATCAATAAGACCTCCTAGACCGTCAGGTTTTTGGCCTTTGATTTCTTGGATAGTAAATTTTTGAGGTAGGTACATTATCCCCACCTCATTTTTTTATATTTGTTTAAAAAGCTGAATTTTGCTGCGGGAAATCCTTCGATGTTATCACTAGCGTTGACATCATAATACGTGATAGACATCCTAGCGATAGATTCCGACTTAATGCCTAACTTTGATCCCATCGATTTTTTAAATCGTAAAAGTTCTTCGATACCCATTCTAATATCTGCTGGATATTCTACTTTTGTAATGAAAGAGCCAGAAAAAGAGCCCTCGAAAAAAGGCTCTTCATTGTCTGTTTCAAGTGTCTTTTCTGTAATAGCTTTAATGGTTGTGAGGCAATCATTTACCTTAGAATTACTGATTTGAATCGTATCACCCACTCGTAAACCGAGAGGGCTATCGTTTAGCAGAATAGAATTATCATTAAAAACGACATCTCTAAAGCGAATATGAACATTTTGAAAATTATTATTGGTTATTTGTCTAACCGTCTGTTCGAATGCGTCTAAGTCACTTTGCGTGACTGATGGGTCAATTTTTTTTGCTTCTTCAATGCTAATAATCAAGTTAGCCACCTCCTAAGATGCAGGCGTACCTGTTACTGCAATAGAAGTCGTAAACTCACCGGAAGTAAATTCAAATGTTGCAGTACCTTCTGCAACAATGGCACCTGAAAAACTTCCATCTTCATTTTTAGTGATAGTAGCAATGGCTTCATCACTAGATACCGCTGCAGTTGCTGAAATCACCGCTTGTGCGTCTGTAGCATCTACTGGGCTAGCTGAAATAGTAAATGTTTTAGTTCCGCCTACCGCACCTGTCCATGTTTTCTGACTAGGCGTGATACCCGTTGCTGGATTAGTAGGCGTTACGCTTTTTTTACTGCTTTTAAGATAGCCACTTTATTTTTTTCTGGTACAAATTTACCGTATTTACCTGCACCTTGGATTGCAACTCCGTTAAAGTCTTCTGAATCGATAGCACGCGTAACAGAGATACCAACGCCTGCAATACCAACGCTATCAGCGGAAAACTGAGCCATTTCACCAGTTTGTAATTTACTTTCTGGAATTTCAACTAATACAAAGCCTTTAAATTTGTAGATTGTTTGTTCATCAATATTGGCACTTGAATTTTTAGAGGTAGTAGCTAGACCATTATCTACTAAAAAGTCATAGACATCGGGATGAACATAAGCAACCCACGCAAGAGATTTAGAGACTAAATTGTTTACAAAAGTTTTGTGTGCTTTTGAAAATAGCGCAGTAACACCTTCGCTTGTTAAATCGAATTGAATAGTCTCTGATGCTGCATCTGACAACGCTTTGCCTAACAATCCGTCAATGTATTCCGCCCAAGCGATTGCTTGTTCTTCTAATCGTTCAGCGACTACTGCGTCGGCGTCATCGTTTACTGTGATATCATCAACACCTTCATGGATTGCTAATGGTGCTTCATACGGTACTGTGGTATCAATGGATTTGATTTCTTTACGTGGTCCAAAACGATTAGAGTTGCCAGTACCTGTACCAAATGCTGTATTTTCGCCTGTATCGTAAGGCTGCATAACCACTGGGGTGTCTGACGTTTTTAACATTAGAAATGTGTCGCTATCTTTTACAGCATCTGTCGTCTGTAACTGTCCGCCAAACGCACGTAAGAAGTAAGATTTTTTCTCTGTAATTTTGGCTAATAAGCCCGCATATTGTTTCGTGTAAAATTTTGTAGCCATTAAAATTTCCTCCAATTACTCATATTTTGATAAGATTGCTTCAAACGGATCTTTTTCTTCTGGATTTTTTCCTTTTGGTAACTTGTTGTCAAAAGTCTGGTATCCTGCTTTATTCTCGTTCTTTTTATTTGACTTATCCTCGGGGGTATCTTTCTTCTCAAAATAATCAGGGATAGAGGCTTTCAAGTCTTTTACTTTGCTTTCCAAGTCCTTCACGTTCCCGTCTTTATCGAGTTCTAATTCACCCAACTTAAATAAAGCGTAATCAACATCCTTAGCCCCCGCACTTTGTAAAGCAGCAGATACTTGGCTGTTGATTTTCAAGTCTTTGTTTTCCTTTTCCAATGCGTCGGCCTTTTCTTTTAAATCAGCTAGTTCACTTTGAACATCCGGATTGTCCTTTGTTTTTTCTTCTAGTGATTTTAACGTTTTATTGGCTTCGGCTAACTGGCTTGAAAGATTATTGTATTGGTCTTTTGGCACTGCGTGTGTAGGAAATTCTTTATCAATTTCCTTGTTAGCAGCTTCCGTATCCACCGTACCGTCTTCTTTCGTATATTTCGCTAAAATTTGTTTAATCCATTCCATTGTTTCTACCTCCATAGCATTTATATAGCGGTCGCTGCCGCTTAGAGTGTCAGAATATACCGTCTGCTCGGTAATGGTGCCCTTTTAACGTCATAACCCAGGACAAAATAAAAAACCTAACGGTTGTTAGACTTTAATTTCTTCTTTTTAAACTACTGCATAACCTGCAGTTGATGTATTATTAAATACCGCTTTTCGCTCCACTCCCGTAGCTTTTCCTACATAGATGAATGAAAAGCCTGTTGTTGTCGGTTTAAAATCTTTCACATCTTGAAAATGATAAGTTTGCCCGTTATTAGTAAAAACAATTAACTCCATATTTTATCTCTCCTTTAAACAATGCTCTTGTAAATTTTTGATGTTGAAACTGCCTGCCCATGTCACCACGTCGTTATTATCTTTATTGATTTGAACTACTGGTGCAGACATGTGTCATGCCTCTTTTAAAATATCAGCATAATCACTGATTGGTAATTCTGTGTAGTAAATCCCCTTTTCATCAAGCCACCGTTTAGTCATTTTACAGGGCTGACAATTGGGTTTGGTAAAAATTGTAATGCTCATTCTGTTACCCTTCCATATCATCTAATACTTGTTGTTTCGCCACATCCAACATGCCTAATAGCGGTAAACTTCCGCTTTGGCTGTAATACGTAGTTACGTCTCCGTTTGGCCGCTGTATAACGATTACAGCCTGTTCAAAATCGGGTTCTCGACTTGATACCCAATCGTAAAACTCTTCGTTCGTCTGTCCTCGTTCTTTCTTACGTTGGATATCTTTAATAGTTTGGACTTTTTTCTCCATAGGTTTTTCCTTTCGTAAAGTTTTCATTCAAAGGTTACTTCCGTTTGTCAAATTCCAGCAGCATTCCTGTTTCAAGCTTAAAATCTTCGCCTTTTGGAGCTTTCGCATCAAAAATAAATGTCGTCCTGGCTCCATCCACACGTATAGTTATATTTTTGATTAGATCGAGAGAAGCATCATGGAGTACGGTTTTCGCTATATTAAGTAGCATCTCGTTAGATAGCTCTTTCTCTGTTATCTTTTGGTACTTTCGTGTTCTCAAAAACTCTTCGTAATCTGCATCTAAGTGGTCGTACGGATCTTCCATTTTAGCACCTCATTATTTTTGCTTTGAATTTAACCAATCTTCGTAGCTTTTAAATTCTGACATCTCTTTAGATTCATTATCTTTTCTAAGTTCAGGGCTGATACCGTCGACAACTTCAATTGTTGTACATCGGCAATTCACATCTTCTGATGCTACCCCGAACATTCGCGGACCTTTTGCCGAATGCCCTCTAATGGTAAACTCTTCGTCTACATCAACTTCTTTACCGTCTAACTCTTGATGGGTTCGTCGGGTATGTTTATCAATCGTGGCAAGCCATTTCTTTTTAATATTGATGCCTAACTCTTTTGCTTCTTCATAGCCTTTTTGAGTAGTAGTAGACTGAGTACGTCCTGCTTCGGTTCTTGCGATACGTAATGCTTGTTTATAGCTAGCTTCTGTTTCCTCATTAATTTGTCTAGCTATTTCAGCATAACTTTTCCCCTCAAATAAGCCTGTTATGATATTGTTAGTCACATTTTGGGCTAATTCATCACGGTACTTGTATAAACGCTTTGAGAGCCTCTTACCCGCTACAGGTGCATTGACGAGATTCATAATATAGTCATGGTTAATTAACGGCATACTTAGTGCTATATTCTGTGACTGCTCTAGCGTATACCACAGTCCATAATATCCCTGTTCAGCTTGTTTTGCAGAATAGCCTTTGATAGTTTTTTCAATTTTTGGTGAGTTTAACTGAAGAATGGCATTAATTTCATCAGCAACACTAAAAAGTCTCTCTACTTCCAAACGTGTGGAAAAAGAAAGACTTTCTGCATTTTCTGTATAAACTTTTAGTCGCTTTTTGATGTCGATTAATGATTGACGATAAACATTAAATAGCTGATTATCCGTTTTCTGGTAATTGGCTTTCTGTAGAGCCTGCAGTTCCTTCTGCCATTTGTTGAGTTGGGTCATCTGGGTTCACCGCCGTTTCTACTTCGTCGGTATTATCCGATAAACCTTTAGTGTATTCTGCTTCTTCCAAGGCTTCTTTCACGTCTTCCCAATCAAGGTCAAACTGTTCGCAGATAAGACGCAAAACGTTGTCGTCATCAAGACGCGGTGCTACTTGCAAGATAGACTCGAGAATAATCTTTCTTGTCTCTGCTTCGGCTTTTTCATTGTTGACGATATCCGTTTCATTCACCATTACTTCTCTAGTAAACGTGAAAGATACCTCTGTTGGATCAAAAGCTTTCGTATATCGACGGTTAATATCATCAATAACAAGTTTATTCATCCATTCTAGCAAAGCCTTCAGTCTTGCCTCAGTTTTGTTGGCTTTCATGTTTAACAATGTGTAACGTGCTTTAATCACGATATTCGTGATATTTCCGTCACCCACTTGGGTGGAATCAAAGGCCATACCAAACTTATAGATATTTTCTTTATCTATATCCATTTTTGTTTTTCGGCCTTCTGTTGGGATTGTTACGGTTTTGACATCTAAACCGCCATCTGAACCAGTTCCAACAACCTTTTTAGACTTGACGTTTTGTCTTAATTTTGAAAGGTCATCACCTTGGAATCCTGAAACAACATAGATAGCTTCTGCAAAGTCTTGTAAGTTGTTCGATAAGAAACAGTTCATTAAGTCATAATCGTCTATCAGTGCCTTAATAGGCTTTAAATCTGTCGTTTCCTGTTTGTTGTTTGATAAACGATAAAAAGGTATTTGTCCGTAGCTTCGTTGCAATAAGCTTTCACTCTCACTATCAACTGCTAAAACATGTGGCCTTGGGTTAATTGGTTCAGATTTATCTAGTTCGTAGTCTTTGTTATCCTCAGCAACAAAGAAATAAACATTCTGGTCAGTCCACATCTCTGCGTGATGGATATCAACTGTCTTTCCATCTTTCTCTATTTCAGTGACATAATGACGGCAAATACGCTGTAATTCATTGTATTCGTTATATACACCAAATACGTTTAAACTATCCGCTACTTGAAAACATAACCGGTCTTCCGCATTGGTTCTTGCATAGACATACTCAAAACCTTTTTGGCTCGAGCCTTCCACAAGTTCTTGCAGCACAACTTGAAACTCTGAGTTGTAGTACTCTGCTAAATACTCTTTAAGTTCTTCGTTTTCTGTTTCGTATTCAACAGGGTTAGACAATAAATATTGGGTTTTTTGGTCGACAATTTCTGGGAAAAAGCCGTGCGGGATTCGTACGTTTGAAGCGTATTTGTCTTCTCGCAGTATCCCCTCATCATCCACGTAAAAGATACGATTGTTCATGATATCATTTTCATGGTTATAGTACCGAATGCCTGTTTCTGCCTCTCTTTTTGAGGAGGATTTTCGGTCTTTGTCTATTGCCGCTTTCAAAGCGTTGGCAATAATCTTCACATCTTCACTAAGTAAAGCTTCCATTTACAGCCTCCTTTCTTTTGGTATAATCTTAGTTATCAGCAAGTGCTTTGCTGAAATAGTCAACGGAAGGTGGTGAACAAGTATGTTACGTATTACTTTGAAAAACGGGACTTATATTGATGTTTCTGATTTTAAAAAGGTTTCCTATTATTTAAGTGGAACTCTAAAAGAAAAAACAGCAAAAAATTTTAATGAATTTGTAATTGCTGACAATAGGACCTACGTTTTTGAAGGAAGCACTACTGTTTCCTTAAACGGCAGCGAAATATTGTATATTGAACTAGAACAACCTGAAAACTAGTTGACAGCTTTTAATAGCTCTGCAATGGATGCAACCATTGCGGGGCTTTTTTCACATTCAGATTCAAAATATACTTTGATAAAACGATATATAGCCTCAAGTGCTTCGTGCTTTTCTTTTTCCATCTCCATTATCATTCACCTCTTTCTTAATATAGCCATTTATTTGTGTTCTTAATTTCTCTTAACAGGCTAGCCGCGCTGTCTGGTGCGTCATCATGTTCTGCGTTCTCTGTATAGTCCAATATCTCGGCTATATATTCTTTGTCTGTGTCTTCAAGCCAAATAATTTGGCTCCAATACTTCCGCAAATAAGAAGATATCTTGATAAACTTATTTGTTTTTTCGTGATATTTTTGTACGTATTGACCGCGTTCGATTAAATGTTTAGCTAGATATCCCTTATCGCCGTTCGTTTCGTTATAGAAGGTTCCTGCCTGATAGTGTTGGTGTAGTTGCAATATCTCTGGTATACAATCATCAACGTGTTTCTGCCACTTCTTACCAAACCCGATAATCGTTCCGTCCTTTTGTTCTTTAAAGATGGTAAAGGCTGTGCTATCATCCCCACCGTAAGCCGCATCGATATGTGCTACACCGTTATAAATAAGATTGGTGTTGTCTGTGTAAGTTGGTGCAGTAAATAACGATTCACTATCAGCAATATGTTTTAACTCATAGTTCGCTGCAAAGAGAGACGGCGTCATAGACTGCTGCAGCGCTTTACGTTGTTCTTTGTCAATTAATCCTGTTTCGTAACAGTCGAACTTCTTTACGTTAGGCATTTTAGAGATTGCATCTTCCTTGTGCCAAGGCGTGCCTGTGTTAATAAACCTGCCGGCTCGGTTCTTCACGTTCTGCAATTCTTGATACTGCAGCTTTGTTTTCTCTCGTTCCGCACGACTTACTCGGTCTTTAATGTTAACTATATCATCAGTGATAACGATATCCGCATGTTTCCCGGTTAGAGAAGCATAAATACCCATACCAAGTAATTGAGAGGTTCCTCGACTAGATGTTTTTAAGTTGGTATCTATTTCCGTGGTGGTCTCTTTCAAAAGCACTAATTCAACGTTGTATAATGCAAATACAAGCGTTTTAAAGTATTTGCTAGATAAAACCTTTGCCACTTGCAAAATAATCTCTACGACGTCCGTATCGGTCTTACGTAAGAAGATAATGTTTTTATTTGGAAAAAGAACCATCAACAATGCAATTGCAATCGCCAAGGTAGTTGTTTTAAATGAGCCACGATGAGCCAATAACGTTTGATCGTCTTTCTCAAACAAAAAAGACTTTAACCAATCATTGTGCAATTCTCCTAAATCGTTAAACCCCACTAAATTTCCAAAAATTACCGGGTTCGTTTTGATTAGGTTCAAATATTTTCGCTTTTTAGGGCTCATGTAGAATCATCCTCGAAAAACTGCTCGATTTCGACTGCTGCATCGGAAATATTAAGCGATCCTGAAACCTCGGTTTCTCTTCGATCTCTCCACTCATCAGGCTTTCTGTTCTTAAGCCAGAAAATTGCGGATGTAGGGTTGGGCGCCACTTGTTTCGTTACTTTTTTGGTTACTTCCATGCCCGCTTCTGTTAATTCTTTTGTAACTTCGGTGTATTCATAACCCACCGCACTTTTAAACAGTGCATTTTCAACTTGACGATCTACAACTTCTTTTCCTCTTTTGAGGGCGGAAGAAATGGAAGAAAACCTCTTTTTCCAATCGGTAAATGTCCGTTCGGATACTCCAACATTTTGTGCGATTTGCTTATCGACGAGGCCATCTCGTGCCCACCCTTCGATTTTAATTAACCCTTCGTCAGTCAGCCACTCTGTGTACTTTGCCATGACCTCACCTCCTATGTAATTTTATGTATAAAAAGAGACACCCAGCAAGTGGATGCCTCTCGTGAAGGATAGAAACATCTATTGACGTTTCCTAATTTATTTAAGTAGCTATGCTACCTATTGGCGTGACAGGATTCGAACCCGCATCTTATCTCACACGTAATCAGTTGCATTACCACAATGCTACACGCCAAACCAGAAGGAGCGACCTTCTAGCAATTGCTAATAAATCAAATTAACCTTTACACACTCTCGTCAGAATGTTTTCCCTTCAGGATGTAGCTTTCGCAGACTTTCACGGCTAAAATGATTATGTCACTGGCAAGGATTTGCACCTTGTAAGGTCTATATTCCACCACAGTGACCAATCAATCAAACACCAGCAAAAACAATTGATTAAGTTTATCCTAAACGTACCTAGCTGCTACTCTATGAGTTTAGGAATTGCTCTCGTGCGTAAGCAGCTGCCGCAGAGATCTGGTTAATGTTCTTATCGTCATATGATGGGATAGAGCAATATACCTAACCTCGACTAGTATGAATCAGGTAGTTACTACTGCATCCCTAGCAACTATTTGTGTCCCTTGCAAACCTGTAGAAAAAAGAGGAGGTTATTCACCTCACTTCATTTTATTGAGAACGTAAGTCTGCAAGTGACCATCGAAAGACAAAGTGAACGGTGACTAAACGAGAAAGTGTGTACTGTGTCCATTTCTTTGACTTTCGATATTACTATATTAGCACTAAAATTCGTATAAAAACCGCCAACTTTCCGCCAAAAAACCGCCAAAATTTTATTTATAGGCAATTATTTTTCCATTGCGGTAAGCTTCTGCGAATTCAATCAAAGCTTCTGATTTCATTCTTTGAATACTTCTTTCGGAATAGCCGACTTCTCTAGCAATCTTGTAATTAGAGTAATGGTCCTGCACACAGAAACTATAGTGCAAAATTTGTCTGCTAGTTAGGCTTAATGCCATAAGCCCAGATAAAATTGCGTCTCTTTCTGCTTCTGCATCTGCTAATTGTACTAGCGCATCTTCTGCTTTGTTCCCATGACTTTGGCTTTTAGGCATATCTGTAATAATTGGTGATTTTAAATCTATCAAAGAGCGACCAGCTATTCGCTCTAAACGTCTAAAATTCTTCAACACATTTCTGGCATTCGCTTTTGTTTGTCGAAAATCTACTTCTTTTAGCAATTGAATCAAGTGGAATCGCTCCTTTTGTGGTATAATAACTATGTCGAAAATATTTCTCACAGCCGGAGCAATCTGGCTTTTTTTATTTTCTACTAAATAAACTTTTTACAATACGTACTATGAGATAGTATTTTCAAATACATTTACTCATGATATAATCATATTAACTTTCTTGGGGATTTTATTTCTGAAATAAATTTCTCCTTTTCTATGATAACTGGCGGAAAACAGTTATCGATAGTTCCTGTCTCCACCAGAGACACAATGTCAACCTTATTTGTTGGCACTATTAGCACTTTACTTGGGAAAAGTGCTAACTACCACATTAGTCAGCCATTGGTCGGCTGGCTTTTTGTTTGCAAAAAATCGGCTAGTTATTGTAAAAAAGTTGCAATAAGTTAAAACTCCAATGTAATTGGCCTCCCGTATTTTAAAATTCTCCATTCGCCATCTTTTGTATTGGTTTTATTCATATGATTTCTTTCATCACGAGCTATCGTATAATCGAAAAATAAATCGGCTTGCTCTGCTCCATGTAAGTATTCAACATAAACGCCATCGACTTGCCTTCCTATGATATAAACTTCTGGATAACTCATACGCTGGAACCTCCTAAATATAGCCCTAATCCCAAAATAAACGAGCATGAAAGGAAATAAACGAGGTCACTGCTTGTTATGTCATTGCTATACACGAAATAGCTCACGGCTGCTTTTGCTACAAGAATCATTATTGCAATGCCACTAACTTTATTTATTACTCTTTTCCAATTGCGTTTCATTTATTCACCATCTTTCCACAGCACGGACATACTTTCGTTTAGTATTGCTTCTGTTAGTCCCAATTCCTTGCTGTATCCAATTAAAGCAGCAGCTAACGTGAAGACAATTTCATTATCATCCATTCCTGTAGCATTTATACCGATTTCGTTTTCACCAGTTTTTGTTAATAAGAGTTGTTCCATTTATTTGACCTCCTCACTTAATCCCCAAAAAGGATTTACCTTGTAAAATTTCTCAACTTCTCGATTCAAAGATCGCACCATACTTTCTAAAACTGTTGCTCGCGTTCCTAATGTGACATTTTGCTTTTTCGCTTTTTTGACACTTGTAATGCCTAAGTTGTGTCTTAATTCAGAAAAAATTAGTATTCCCTGATTACTATATTTCCATTTTAAATCTGGATTGGCTTGAATCTTTTCCCATAATTCGTTAGTGACAACTAAATAGTTATAATCACCTAAAAACGTTTGTTTTGCGGAACTTTTTAAGTCTGCCAACGTTACTTTTATTTCATAACATCTAATAGTGTTGTCAGTAGAATAAGTCATAAAGTCGACTCTTTCCTTGCCAAACCAGCCAATGGTTACCTCAAAACAGCCGAATACTCCCATTTTGTTGGTATAGTTCCACAAGCATTTCTCAGCTTGTCTGGTTAAATCAGTTTTCATTCACCACCATCAACTTTCACAGCAAACGGCCAGTAACGTTCATCAATTGCTTTGATTTCTTGTTCTGTTAACATATCCACCTTTTCCTTACATGTCGTAAAATCAATTGCTCCCGCTAAATTTAAAAAAGTATATCCTGTGTTAGTCGCCCCTTTGTCTGGTAATAAAACGTGATATAAAGGTCCCTTCTCGACTTCGTAGCCGTCAAGCCATGCGTGAGCAAACAACTCATGATTTTCAAAAGTATCAAGCCAGTCTGATACTTCTTTAGCTTTTTCTATATGCATCGTATCTCTAAGCTTACTTGTTGCTGAGCAATACAGAGTGCACTCTAATCCTTTGCATAACTCAATCCATTCTGCCACGAACTTCGGAACAACGACTTTTTTCGGTTCGTCTAGCTGTTTTGCTAAGCTAATTGCTCTTTCGTTGGCATAGTCAGCACCTCTCAAATAATCAAGGCTGTCTGTAGAAACTTCTATGCATTCTAACTCTTCAATCAATTCTTGTTTATTCATCGCTGTTCCTCCTAAAATTTCAGACTGTCGCCTATCATTTTATTTAATTCATAAAGGACCTCGTGTGGTAACACCGCTTGTACATTGACGCCAGTTTCATCACATTTAATGTCTAATGTGTAATCAACACCCGTCTCCTCATTTTTACGATAGGCTTCTTTTTCAAGATAAACTTTGTATAAATGCCTACTATTGACAACAATATTTTTTTGTTGCACATTATTGCTGACGTTCTCGTCATATGTTATTTCGTAGCTCATTCCGCTTCCTCCTGTTCCCAAACCCACTGGCTAAATGACTGTAATACTTGAGCTAATTCATCATCATTTAAATCACCATATGCATAAGCTACTTGCTTATACTTCATTTTTCCACCAGTAGTTGATAAAAACCCCATAATTTCGATAACTTCACGTAATCCGTTTAATTTGCATGATTCTTTCAACCAATCAAGCACAACATGTTGATTTTCGTTGAGTTCTGGTTGTTCATCTTCAAAAGATTTGATGACGTTTTCTGCTAATTCCATGCACTTGTAAAAATATTTTTCACCCACTCGATCATCTAACATCGTGCCTACTTCGATGTCATCTTCTGCAACAACTGCATTTGTTTCTCTGATAATTTCATCGTTACCGTTTAAGTCATTATCATGAATAAACTCGTGGAATAACGTACTCATCTTTTTACTCATTCTGTTCCCTCCAATAGTTCTGGGTTCTCGTAGACATTTCCGATAACTTCATATTCTTCGCTGTCAATGAATCTAACAGATGTTAATTTTCCATTTCTTAACATTTTTTTGCAGAATGAACCTTTTTCAAATACAACGATGCTATCATTTATATGCGATTCGAAAGGAATGTAATATAATACATCACCCTCAAAAATTTCAACGCCGTTCTTGTCTTTCAACCCTGTTGATTGCATCAAAACAACATATTCAAACTCATATTCAAGAACGCCATTCAAGCATTCAATAATTTTTAGCGTGAAATCGATTGTTGTGACATTTCTTATTTTATTTTCTTTTTTTATAAACGCTCTAAACTTTGGAATCATCTTCTTCACTCTCTTTCCGCTTAAAAATATAAATTTATATGTTCAAAGACATCTCTTTTTTTACTAGTCGTGTAGTTGTCAAAACGAACGAACAGCTCTTTCTTTACATTATTTGTTAAAAACCTGACAGAATATCCATACTTAATTCTGCTTATTTCAATGGCATCTCTGCATATTTTTCTCAGCTCATTTTTCGATAGTTTAACTCTAAAACCTAGCACTATATCAGCATCACCATTCACGGTCTCTGTCTTAGCGGACCAATCGTCATTACAATAATGCCCATAAAATTGCCAAAGTTTATCATTATCTAACTCAAGCAAATTTATTTGCTCATTCATCTTATTCACCCGCTTTCATAAATACTAACCAATGTGTTTTTGCTCTTTTATTGCCGTACAATGGCTCACAATCAATTGTGCTTAATATTTCAGATAACTTGATTTGTTCCTCGTTCCATTTAAAAACTAACGTCCCATTGGGCTTCAAAACCCTCATACACTCATGAAAACCTTTTTGTATATCTTCTTTCCAAGTTTTCTCGTTTAGCTTGCCATATTTTTTAGCCAACCAGCTGTTATTACCACACCTCAATAAATGCGGAGGATCAAATACAACATGATAAAACGAGTTATCTTCAAAAGGCATCTTTCTAAAATCTGCAACTAGATTAGGATTAACATCGATAACATGCCCACTGTCTAATTTTTCGTAATGTTCTCTGTTGTCCATAAACAAAACTTGTTCGTTTTGCTTATCAAACCAAAACATTCTGCTACCACAGCAAGCATCAAGTATTCTTTTCATAATTTCAAAGGAGAAAAAGCTTTTTAACGCGGCCGCAAATCTCCGCTCCTTTCTTATAAATTCACTGGTTCGTTTTTATAACCAGCATCAATCAAAATTCCCTCAATCACATAAAGGTCCGTTTTCTGCTTTAAACTAGCCTTAAATTTCTTCGCAATATTTCTAGCTTTGTCTAAAGAAACGATCTCATATTTTCTAGCCAATGCATCCGCAATAATAGCGGATGTTGGCGTGTAATAAATCTCCAGCAACATGAACACTCGCTTTCACTTCATAAACCTAATTTAAATGTTCAGCTTTATATTCCCAAAATTTGTTTCTAGGCATTCCTAACGCTTCTATGATTGCATTCGCTGAATAACCAATCCACTGCAAATACAAATATTCTTGAATGGTGAACTTGTCTTTATCAATTGAGTTGATTGGTTTAGATTTATCCATTGTTTGCTCACCAATATCCTTACCAAGCAATTTAATTTGACGATAGACCATGCTTTTTGGATGTTTATACCAATCTGGGTTTTCATTCATTAACTTAAGCATTTCTTTTCGCTTTTGCTTTTTTTCAGCTTGAATACGTGCTATATCTTCAAAAATTACACTGTTCATACTTTAACCTCCTAGAACGGCAGATCATCGGCGCTAATGTCGATTGAATTACCTGCACCTGCAAACGGATCTACATCTCCGCCAAACGACATTTGTTTGCTGTTATTTTGCTGATTTAAGCCTTTGTTTTGATTTGTGGTATATTTACCCTCGAAATCATTTTGAACGCTTGTACCGTCATCCTGTGACGTCTGAATGCTATTTCTATTCTCATTGGTGCTTTTTGACTCTAATAATTGGAAACTCTCGCAAATAACTTCAGTCACATAGACACGTTGGCCTTGTTGGTTGTCATAATTACGAGTTTGAATTCTTCCAACAACTCCTAATAATGTTCCTTTGCGAGCATAATTAGCCATTGTTTCAGCAGGCTTACGCCAAATTACACAGTTGATAAAATCTGCTTCTCGTTCGCCGTTTTGGTTTGTAAAGTTACGGTTCACAGCAAGAGTAAAGCTTCCAACTGCAGAACCACTTGCGGTGTAGCGTAAATCAAGATCTTTTGTCAATCTTCCGACTAATACCACATTATTTATCATTCAAATCACTCTCCTTAACGAACACACCATTGACATTTTTTCCCTTACGATCTTTAATCTCGTTATACGCTTGGTTCAGACATTCGTATAAATCCATATCATTTTGAATAGCGAGAATAACTAGTGTCACAACAACATCACCGATACCATCCCTTAAATCATTTTTATTATTTCTTGCTAATGCTGCTGCGACTTCTCCGACTTCTTCAACCACTTTTAGCATTTGTTTCTCAGGCTCTGCGATATCTAAATTTTTTTCTCTTGCCCATTCTTCCACTAGTTTAACTAATTCATCCATGTTTTCATCCTCCTAATAGTTCTTGCATTTGCCGTTCTAACTTCGCTTGTTCTTTGTCAGAAAGAGGCACGTCTTCTTGCATCCCATTCCAATTTGGTAACTGCTCTTGTCTCACTGGCGCCTTAGAATACGCAGGCTGTTTATTTGTTTGAGATAAATCATATTCATCGTTATAACGATCATCACGGATCCAACGAAATAATTCTTGTGGATGGTACCAATCATTTAATTTAATATACGCAAGATAGTCTTTATATCCTTTTTTAAACGACTCTAAATCTTCTTCCGTCTTGAACTTCTTTAAAAATTGTTCTCTAGCTTTTTTCTTGTTGGTTTTCTTTGGATAAGTTTTCCAAACTTTTTCGAATAATTCATGCATAGTTGAGCTCGGCTCAACACTATTCTTTTTTTTATCCTTAACTAACCTATCCTTACCTAACCTAACCTGTGTATCCATTTGGTATCCCATACGGTTGTCATCTGGTATACCAAGATGGTTTTCACTCTCTATAACCTCGGTTTTAAAGGTATATGCCTTACTATTTTTCTCAGCTAATTCAGCCTTTTCTTCTTGATATAGAGTTGGTTTGTATCGATCATTTCGAATATAGTTATGAATTTTCCAATGCTTGATAACAATAACTCCGCTATCAAAAACTAAAATGAATCTTTTGGCCATTAATAGCTTTAGATCATCATCTCCACATCCAACCATTCGTTGGATTTTCTTAGGATTATTAATAAATCCATCATCATCCGCTCGCATTGACAAATGAAAATAAAGAGATTGAGTTGACAGCGGCATGTCTAAAAATGCATCGCTATCAATGATGGTCTTTGCAAACATTCTTCTTTCAGCCAATTATCTAACCTCCTATAGTTGAAAACGGCACTTCCCAAAAATAGTCATCGTATTTTTTCACAATATTTTTAGTTGTTTCCCCTTCTATAATTTCAACTTCTTGTGTGAACTCCATCCCCTGTTCAAAAACAAAAATTTTAATATCGATATTATATTTTTTTGAAATACCTTCAAAATCTTCTTCGATAACACCCCAAGCCTGTTTAAAATCTAATATCTCTGCTAACGCTTCATCACATTCTTCGTGCCATACTTCTATCTCTTTTCTATCTATGAAAGCACGTCTGGTATTATTGATGTAGAATTCGTTCTCACTGTACAATGTGGTTGAATAATCATCTTCAGAAATTTCAACCTTTTGCGAGACTGCGACTGGTCCATCTTCAGTCATTTTAAAATTAGGTGAAGCAATTATCCCCTCTTTCAAAAATCTGATTACATTCTCTTTTTTTCCTCTAATTTTAAGTGTTCCCTCTGCCCAGTTTGGCATTTAAATCATCCTCCTATGTTCAGTTTCTTACGTTCTTCGATGTTTAATTTCACTGGTTTAATTTGATACTTATTCAAGAAGTTCTTAGTGCCCATTTGGTGCTCCTCTTGATGGTGCTGACGACATCCTGCATAAAATGTGAATGTCTCATGATTGATTTTTTTACGATTACGCCCCATACCAACAACCTCAATGTGACAAACATCAGCATGCTTACCGCAAATACAGCACTTACGATATTTCAGGCAGTAATAAAACCATTTGTTATTTTCAAGCAAGTATTGGTATCTTTTTTCCAATGGTATATCGTTTTTCAAAATGAACTCAATCAAGAAACCGATCCACTCAGTCGCTTCATTCTTGGTAGCTCTACTATGTTCAAAATAAAAACCACTCTTAGCCTCGTAGTAGTATTTCAAGACACTTTCAATCCATTTAGGTTCGTCATAGCTCCAACGTGCCACATCGGCTATTAGAACGTGAGAAAGTGCATTCTGTTTTTGAGACATCTGTCGATTATCTAAGAATTCAACTTTCGCTAAATTATCATCGTTATTAGCCAGAAGTTCGAGAAAATTTGAATTTATTTCATCATCAAATTCGATGGCCAATTTATTCCCTTTGTGGTTTATGATTTTTCCAATCATTCAATCACTTCTTTTCTTTTTTTGCCTTTTCTGCTTGGTTCGTAGCTTGAGCGATTAGACGGCCAATCATTCCATAATGTTGTTTGTTCATTTGTTCTAGTTTTGTTATTTTATCTAATTGTGGATAGCTCTCTTCAATCCATAAATTTAAACGCTTAATCATTTCTTCTGTTGCATCAAAACCAACGATTTCGCTCAATGCTGATAATGCTGCTTCTGTTTTTTCCAGGTCTTTCACTTCAATTGTTGGAGGCTCTGGTAAATCTTCACCTCTATAGATATATAATCCTAACCCATGTTTTGCTAACGCCTTAACAAATGCACGTTTCAATGCTTTATTTACCTGCGTCATTGTCGGCGA